TTGTCTGCTTTGTTTTGATTTCAGGTGTTTGCCTTGCTTCGGTATCGATAGCACCCATACGTTGTAATCTTTCGTACTCCTGTTGAGTTACTTCGACTTCACCTGACAAGCAATTCACCCTGATCGGTCTTGTGATTTTTACTTTCATTTTGCCCCTTTGTACGCATTGTAGAAATTTCGATCAACAATGTAGTGACCAACATGGCCACATTGAACGGATGGATCGCAGACAATCTTATATCCCAGCTTTCTCGCTCTCCAACAGAAGGACAGATCCTCGCCTACACCATTGATAGGTGCAAACATATTTCCGTATTCTGCAAAGACTTCAAGTAAAACTTTTGTAGGAACTAAAACACATCCGAAACCGCATCCGGCTACCTCAAAAATGTCTTGAGGATAGTCAATGCAGTCACTCCACTCACACTTGTCTTCTGAAATTTCCAGCTTTTCCATTAGAACAGGATGATACGGTGCAACTCTTCGGTAATACACACCTGTGATGATGTCACCCTTATCCCTGTCCTCGATCAATCTTTCTAAAGTATCACTAGGGAAAACCATGTCACTATCAAACCACATGACATAATCAGCTTCAGCCTTGATTGCACTCAATGCCAAAAAATTTCTGGCATCGTACACAAGACTTCCCATTTGAAACGCAATAACACAATCTCCCACCTTGTTCAATGTTGCGATTGATTGGGCAAACTGCGATGGAACCTGGTCCATGCAAGGAACTGCGATAAGTATTTTCATGATTTTCCCTTTCTATGTCTATACCTTATTTCTTGATCTTAACGAATGCGTTCGGTGCAACAATGCCCAAACCGACATACTCTCTGCCCATGACTTCGATTAAGTCCTGTTTCTTGAGAGAGAGATCATCGAACTTGAAGTCGATGCCCTGTCCGTTCGGATAGTTCGCCAAAGCACCATGGCCAAGGTCACCAACGATGGCATAGGTTTCACCAGTTGTAGCAACAGAGAACGACTTGATTGTGTTGTTGAACACAACAGGCAGATCCTCAAAGATGTCGGCATTGAAGTTTCCATCATACTGTGCAGCCTTGAAAGCACCCCAAGTAGCCTTGTTCATCATGACTACTGGATTTGCAGCTTCATCGCTCAATAAAGCCATAGCAGATGCAATTGTAGCCTGTCCGATGGTAGCAGCGGTGAGAACAGGAACTGCAACTGATGTAGCCGTTGAAACAGTACCACACGCTTCGATCGCTGCGATGATGAGATCGGCACACTTCTTTGCGATTCTGTAAGCCAGTTCATCATAGACATAGTCCAAGAACTCCTCGCCTCTTAAATCGTAGACTTCATCGGAGATCTGTAAGACTTTCTTGATGCTCTGCGGAACGATGTTGACAGTTCCTAAAACAAGGTTTTCTGGTGAGATCGCATTTCCACCTTCGGTGTGGACAACTGCACCATCGGCAGAGATTTCAAAGCCAACCTTGAGGTTGCCCTTCATGGCGGTCTTGCGGACAAGAGCCATGATTCCTTCACGTTCCCAAGCGGTCTTTACGATGTTGTAGACCATTTCTGGAACAGGTACAGTTCCACTTGCTACGTTTTCGGTCAGTAACGCTCTGCATTCTGCATCATTGCCGGATTTGACATACTCTGCATAAGCATCGATGTACTCTTTTGTGTTTCTGATTTCCATATCAGACATTTTTCTTTCCTCCATACTTTCAACTTCTTTGCCGTTCTTTAAGGCTTCCTCGGCTTCCTTTTTCCTCTGTTCGACTTCGGCAAGGATCTCGGCTTTTCTTGCTTCCATTTCCTCGACCTCTTTCGTTAAGGATTCGATGTCGGCATCTTCACTCTTCAGCAGTTCTTCGATCTCTGCCGATCTGGTTTCGATGTCGGACATCTGCATTTCTTTGATTTCCATACTTATTCCTTTCTCAAGGTTTTGAGTTTTGCCATAAGATTCTCCTTCTTCTCGTTCAACAACCTTGCTTCTTCTTCTGCTCTTGCTCTCTCCGTTTCCAGCTCTGCGATAACTCCATCGCAATGCTTACGAGCAGAGACGATTTCGGTGTTGTTGTTCTGTGGCAGACTTACGGCTGAAACATCATAGAGCTTCCCAATGGCATCGATGCTTCTAATGTATGCACCATCATTGAAAGACATATGATCCTTTGCAACCGTGAAGCCGAAACTCATCTTGTTTGTATAGCCACCTTTAATTTCTTCATAAAGGTTTCTACCGATTTCCGTACCGCCTAAATAGGCACGGACTTTGAGACCATGCTCATCTGCTTCCAAGGTCATCGTTTTGTTGGATAACCTCGCAAAGACTCGACCTTCATGGTCATACTGGAAAATGACATCGCTCATGTCGGTGTTGTCGAATGCATTTCTGCTGACAACTTCCTTCACTTCGACTTCATCTCCGTTTCTGTCTGTTGTGTTGTAGAGATGATAAGGATCATCGAATGTTGTCGCATATCCTTCGACCATGTAGTCATCGGCGTCTGCGACATTCATCATCATGGATCGGTATTCTCTACCGTTTTCAATTTTCTTGTCCATCAGTTCCGTCATTGGAATCTCCTTCCTCTTCGATTGGTTTATATTCGCCCCTAATGTAGGCAACATCTCCGTTCGGCAGCGGAGCATAATTGAATAACTCTCTTATTTCGTTGATCGTAAGGATGCCCCTGTCTCCAAGGTCTCTCGCTACGGTCACTTTTGCCGTCTGTGACATATATTGCAGTCTGTTGGCATTGACATACACATGATTCCCAAAAGACCGCTCACGCTCCGTATAAATGGCTTTAGACAGAGCTTCGCTCAATGCGATGGCGAACGGTTCAATTGCGGAATTAAAAAAGGCATCCAGCTGATCGGAATCAGCTTTGCCTTGTATTACATCCTCGTTGATGCCGAAGTAATCAAAGATATTGTCTTTGATCATCTGCATCTGCTTTTCATCAGGCGTATAAGGTGAATTCTCTAACTGCTTGATGTCTGTGTAGGTGTTTGGGAATAACAACAGACCACCATTGCCGTTCTCTGCTTTCAAATTCTCTCTTGAGAATCTCATCCTTTCTTCGGCAAGATCTTCAGGCGAGGTGAAATTGCTCACCCTTGCCATGAATCTGTATGAAGCGGAATTCTTGACCGCTTCCTCGATGCCTTGCTCATTGATAGCGATTAGATCCATCGTCGAACGTAAAGCATGATTGCTTTCCCCAAAGAAATCACTCTTGAATTGGTGTTTGTTCAAATAGGCACAACGGTCGAACTCAACGATGCCGGTTTGATTGTTGAGGAACGTATAACGAAGCCACAGTTTTCCCTTGGTGTCTTCGATCAGCTTCACTCGTTCCGGCAGAACAGGAAAGAACCCAATGGTCTCTAAATATTCGTTTTGCACCGGCACGATGAACAGATTGTTCGTACAATCCAGAATTGTCGAACACCTTGCCAAAAACTGCGGATAGGTCATCCAGTCATTCGGTTTGTGTTTGATTCTTGCTTTGAGGTTCGGTTGTGCTTCGCCCTGAAGCTCGACTTTCAGTTTTGATATATGTCTTGCTTTTGCTTCGATTGCCGAACGAACCAAAGCCGATTCGTAAACAGAACCGATGTGATCGTGAAAGATCGGTTCGTATGCGGTCAACAGTTTAAACTGTTCGGTGTTCTTTAGTTTTATTGGTTCTTCTTTAGGAAACAACCATGAAAATAATCCCATCAGGATCTCCTTTCGTTGGTCAACTGCCGACCAATTTCATTCCAGTATTTGTCTCTCATGCACATCGCATCCAGCATGGACGCCATGCCATCTATGTGCATTCTCGGTTCAACCTTTACCAACTGACACCGTTCGTTCTCGGTGTTGATCTTTAAGGCTGAATTGTAAAAATGTATTTTAAGAAGATCGTTGTCACCGATGTTGATGACTCCGTCTTTCATTCTCGCTTCGGTCTCGTAGATGATGTTGGACAGGTTCCAACCTTGGAAGACATCATCGCAATGGAAACCGTACTGCTTTAGATCGTTCACTAAGTATTGTGCGGAATATCTATCGTACCCCACTTCCAGAACGTAAATCTTGTATTTTTCTATAAGCTCCTTGCACCAGTTGAAAACATCCTGATAGTCTATGAAGTTCTCCCCACTTGGATAGAGGAAACCCCTTTGGATGTACTGCTGATAAGGGAGACCGTCTCGTGCGGTAGCTTCTTCGATCTTGTTTGTCGGAAGCCAGAACCGAGCAAACGTGTTTATGATTCCGTCTCGTTCGATCAGCAAGACCGCACACGAAAGGTCGGTCGATCTGCTCAAGTCAATTCCAAGAAC